CGTCCGCTGACTCGTACAGCGCAATCATGATCGGTGACAACGCCTTCGGTCACGCTATCGCCCTCCCGGTCGAGCTGCGAGACGGTGGCGTCATCGACTTCGGTCGTGAGCACGGATTGGCTTGGTACGCAATCTGGGGCTTCGGTGTCATCACCCACGAATCCCGAGTCATCCTTAACACCAAGGGTGGCGCAATCTCCTGACCATCTAATACAGGATGATGTAGTATTGTGGGGGTGGGAAACCACCCCCACTTTACTTTTACCGTTTACTAATAAGGAGATACGATGTCAAACCGTAAGAAGGTAGACCCTCAATTTGTTGATGAAAGCGTCGATGACGATGAAGTCATTATTGATGAGCCGGTTACTGTTATTAACACCGACTCGGACTTCGTTACTGCAAAAGTAAAGGGAACCTGGATCATGTTCTGGGGTGACAAGAAGTTTGACTTTACAGACGGTCGTCGTTACAAGCTGCCTAAGGACCTGTTCAACTATCTTCGTAAGAGCGGCAACATCTACGACACCCTCTGAGGTAACTTATGGCATTCATTATCCCCAATGCGACAGACATTGGTAGTAAGTACCTGGTTTTAGATCAGGCTGAGCCGGATTCAATTGACTTTGAAATCTTAGGTAACGACCAGAGTGGTGTAGTACGTGGATGTGAGGTTTCCCCCACGTCTTCTGGTGGTATTTCTGCGGTTTCTGTCACTTCAGGAGTTGTGTCCCTTAATGGGTCTCTTTACTCTATTGCTACCAACCCGTATCTGACAGTACCGGCCAATCCTGGAACCGGGTCGGCAAGGTTTGACTTAGTTGTCGCCCGCCTGTCTGGGACCGGCACGTCTATGAATTTGACGGTATTGGAGGGGCAAGAGTCCAACGTAAACCCGGCGCACCCCAAGTCTAAGAGTCGAGTAGTAAACGTAACCGGACCAGGCTCTATTAACTACTTCGATCCAGAGACTGATGTAGCTTTAGCTTCAATCTACCGGTCGTCCTCCATTCAATCAATCCTGACCGGGCACATAGTTGACAAGCGTAAAAGCGTTCAAACGTCAATCTCGTTCCGTGGGACTACTGCACCCACTGCTTCGCAGGGTTCTGTGGGTGACCTATACTTACGTACTTCTGCGACCTCAAACGGGGAGTCAGGGCTTTACGTAAAGAGGACATCGGATTCGTGGGCACAGCTTGCGTCTAGTCCAATTGACCCAGGTGTACCTATCGGCACAGTTATAACATGGATAGCACCCGCTAACCCCAACACCTCTGTGTGGGTTGAATGTAACGGTGCAGAGGTAGGACGAACGGGACAATACGAAAGCCTGTTCAACTTATTGGGTACCACGTACGGACCGGGTGATGGCTCAACTTCGTTTAATCTCCCAGACCTCCAAGGTATGTTCTTGGCTGGGCTTCCCGCGGCTGGAGCGTCTCTTGGTGCCCAGTACGGTAACACAAACAACGAGGTATCACTGGTTGCTAGCCAGGTTCCAGGTCACACCCATGAAATCAACCACGGCCATACTGGGTCTAGCGCTGAAAGCGGAACACACAGACACGGTACAGAAGGTGGTAGCCACGTCCATGCCATGAACCATGGGCACACCGTAACTGTTTCTAGCAATGGTGAGCACACCCACCTCGCTAACTACCTGCAGAACGCTAACAACACAGGCCCTAACCACTACCTTCGTCCCATCACAGATTCCTCTGGTACTTCTCTTCCATCGGATGGGCTTTTGCCAGCTACAACGTCTGCGGGAGGGCATAACCACATCGTCCGTGTTCAGGAATTCCAGGGCTTTACCTCTCCCTCCAGCACAGGAAGTGGTAGTAGTACGGAGACTGGTGTCCATAGCCACACAGTTACAATTAACTCTACGCTAGGACTTTTGTCCAGTCCTAACCGGGTCACTGCCCCAACTCCCGTAAACATTCAGCCACAGACGATGTACGCGAGGTACTTCATACGTTATGCATGAGTTATGGCATACAGAACCAGGATCAATTCCAAAGCCGTCAGGTGTGGCGCACGCGGAAACATTATCTTTAGTAAGAACTGTTTCTCGCTCTCGCTACCGTGAGGTTCAGCCAGCCTTCAACCAACCTCGGCAGGACACGATCCCCGGGGCAGACTCTGCCACCGAGTAGTAAACTATAAGGGTGGCTACCTTATCTGATATAAGCACTATTGCTCGTACTTACTTACGAGACTTCCCACGGTTCTTTCAAGTCACGTTTGACCCAGTAGGAAGAACCTATGAGCTTGGCCACACAAATATTGACTCAACCAGTCTGTGGGTTGCTATTTATACTCCTGGCGGGGCTACCGTTGAACTATCACCGTCGTCTTTTTCATTGGACGAAAGAAACGGAATACTTCGTCTGGGCACCACCCCTACGAACGGCTCCAAGATTATGGTCGAGGGGTACTACTACGAGTGGGTGACCCCGAGCGATCTGGCGTTCTACACCAATAGGGCGTTTGAAAAGCACGTTAAGTCATTGGGTATTGGCATAGAAGAAATGTCTGATGTCCTAATTAACGCTATTGGTATAGCTGCAAGTGTGGAAGGCCTCTGGGCCCTGATGACAGAGTTCAGCCGTGACATTGACGTAATCACCTCGGAGTCTGTGCACATCCCCGCTAGCCAGCGTTTCAGGATGGTGCAAGGGCTCCTTGCCCAGTGGGAAGGTGAATACGCCCGTCATGCTACGGCACTTAACATCGGTATCGACCGAATCGAAGTGTTCAGCCTGCGCCGCACATCCCGTACGACAAACCGCCTTGTGCCTCTCTACAAGCCAAAGGAGTTTGGAGATTACTCGCCCTTGGAGCGCCTGTGGCCAGACATCGACCCAGGTGTTATCGACAAGGAGATCAAGGAAGACAAGTTGCGTGAAGACGTGTATGTTGACACGAACCCACGGTCTGGCCAGACTACTAACGCTTACTACTGATGGACGTACGTAGAGAGCTAGATCTAATCAATAAGCACTTTCGCAGGCATCATAAGGTGTCTGGAGAAACTGTTGTTTGGTTTGAGTTCAACCCGTTGGGTTCGGCAAGTGTAAATAGCATTTACGACGATGTCTACGACGAGGGTACTCCTGGTTCAGGCGGTAGGTCTTATAAACCTGGAGTTGTAATACCAATTCTTTTAGGTTCCGAAAATGAGGACCAGAAGAGAGCCATACCTGAGGCTCGCCAAACTGTTCAGACAATAAACGTATTCATAGGGATGCGAGACATGCGTGAAGCTGGTATCGCAACCCCATACGAGTACCGAAGCCACCTCAACGACATCTTTTTATACGACGGTCGGTATTACACCGTGTACGACTACAGGGTCCGAGGTCGGTTGAAGGACGACGTGTTTATCCTCGTTGTTGGTCAAGAGTTGTACCTGAACCAGGAGTTCATTAACGATCCTGGTCCTGAGTCGACGCGGATAGACAACTATCCATGGCCTGCGCAGTTACCCTCAATAGGGTAGAATGTTATTGTCTAATGCGCGTTAGACACCCAACTGCACAGACCCGGAGATCCCGCCATGACTAAGGCTATCTCACAACTAGGCTCTTCTGAGAGTTCCTATTTCGGGTTACATCTGGCAGAGCTCGCTGGTTTTGAACTACAGGCTCAGAGCAAGACTAGGAAAAAGCCATCAACAGCTAGGCTTTTAGACAAATATCAGGATGATCTGAAAAGACGAGCTGACTCCTCCTATGAGTGGAAAGAGTTCGCTGATTACCTTGCAGTGGACACGTCTAAGTATGGCGGGCGAATCATTGTGTTTATCGACGGCCCTGAATCGGTACGTGAAAAAGCCCTTCTCCTTGAGTACGGAACTCCTGACACGGTAGCCAACCCCTTAATGAGGGTTGCAGAAGCCGAGTTCAATGAGGATTTCCAGAGAGCAAGGATGTTCGGACTGTGAGTTCGCCTGGGTTCCTTTTAGCCGAGGACGCTGCAATTAAAGCAAGGTTTGCAAACATCGCTGTTTCAGACGACCGAGAGCCGCAGAGAGTCGCTGACGTGTTCTTTAGATACCCGGAAGGTGAGAGGGAAAAGAAGTACCCGTTTATAACCATTGAAAACGTTGGCCTAATTCACAACACTCGTCTTCAACATTCTGAGCAGACCTATTATTATTCCACTGCACTTGGCGCATCAGTTAATAACCCAGCGTTCATTGATTACTTTCCTTCAGAATCAACGTCATCTGAATTGGCTGGGATGGTAACCGGTGAAGCTTTGTATTTAAAAATGGACTCGTTTGTACCGGTTACCCTTATTTATCAGGTAGCCACTTACGCCAGAAGCGCCATACATGATCGGCAGCTAACGGCAAAGATTCTAAGAAGAGTTGTACCGTTCCGTAGAGGGTTCATTGATATCCCTGAAGACGGAACGATCCGACGCTTCGATTTGATCTCCTGGGCTAACAGCGACCTCCTCGACGGAGAGGCCGGTTACCGAAAGAGAATATTTAGAAAGGTGTACACAATACACATGTCCGCTGAGATACCCGCCTCTGACATAACACAAGTCAAGCGTGTAGAATCTGTGGTTGGTACTATTAATAACACGAACAATCTGAATTCCGAAGTATTCACTGCCCCGTTCTCGGAGGTCTTTTAAATGCCCACATATTCAAATCCCGGCGTCTACGTTTCAGAGTCGCCATTAGTAAATAACGCACGTCGGGCCAGTTCCGCCCAGTCGACGGCAGTGTTTTTTGGTACCGCTCCACGTGGTCCCATTGAAGCCACGCTGATAGATTCGTGGAGCGGATTTAAGTCTTACTATGGAGACATTGATCCTAACCATGAGTTGGGTTACGCCGTCTACCATTACTTTGCAAACGGTGGGCGCGACGCTTACATCGTCCGTGTTCTCCATACTCAGGGTAGCGGTACGCTCGCAACTACGGCGGCTGGTACAGTTGCCTATTACCCTAACGGAGAGGGTGGAGCCTCGTCAGCCCTGTTAACGGCTAATGCAAAAAGCCCTGGATCGTGGGGTGCCGGGCTTTCGGTTTCAGTTACGTCGGGCGTTACCACCGCCACTGCAAGTGTCACTCCTACCTTTAACCTGATCGTTTACCTTGACGGTGTTGAAGTTGAGCGTTGGAATGAAGTGTCGACTGACCAGGCAAACAACCGATATGTTAAGACAGTAGTCAACACGTACTCTAAGTACATCACTATTCCTACCGATCCGAACACTACTCCTAGTGCGTTCTGGTCATTTGTCAGCACTGAGTTTGACTTCAACAAGTTGAGCACAGGCAGTAGCTCTCTGGCAATAGATGGAGACGCAGTTACCGACGGAGACTACAACAACGCAGTTTCTACTAAGTTGGAAACCGTCGAAGGGGTTCTTATCCTCAACGCAGTAGGCCAATACAGTGCATCTGTTGTTAACAACCTCATTCAGAAGGCCGAATCCCGCGGTAACTCGTTTGTGGTTATTGACCCTTCACCTGCGTCGGATGTCCCGACTATTGGGCCTGGTACTGTTAACTCATACGCTCAGTCGTCCTACGCCGCAGTGTATTACCCGAAGTTGAAGATGTCCGATCCTACCAAGACCGGACCTGCTGCAATCCGCGACACGTTCCCAGGTGGCGCAGTCGTTGGAACGTTCATCCGAAGTGAGGTGGCACGCACTGTCGCTAAGGCACCGGCTGGTTACGCATCGGACGTTCGTAACGCCATCGGGCTTACTAACACGTTTACGAGCGCAGAAAGTGCGACGCTGTACGAAACGCATGGAGTTAACCTCTTTAAGGTTATTCCTGGCGCTGGAGTGATCATCAATGGTACTCGTACTCTTGATAAGAGCACCCCGGGCAAGTACATTCCGATCCGCCGCTCTCTCAACTACTTGAAGCAGGCGCTGCAGGAATCGACTCAGTTTGCAATATTTGAGCCGAACGACGAGCGGTTGTGGTCGAGGATGAGCATGACTGCTGCTGCAATTCTTGGTGACTTCTGGCGTGCCGGTGGTCTCAAGGGAGCGAGTTCAACACAGGCGTTCTACGTTATTTGTGATGAAACAAACAACACGGCAAATACGGTTACAAACGGAGAGGTTCACCTTGAGGTTGGGGTCGCTCTGCAGTACCCCGCCGAATTCGTCGTCATCAATATCAGCCAGTGGACTGGCGGATCTAACACCGTTTCTACCCTCTGAGGAGTTAAATAATGGCACGTTCAGCAAAGAGTGACCCGATCCGTAACTTTAAGTTTCAGGTTACAATCAACGCAAGCGGAGGGTTGGGAACCTACACCCAGGGTCTAGACAAGATTGGGTTTGCAGCCATGTCTGGTCTTTCGGTAAACAACGAAATGGTTGGATACCGCGAGGGCGGCATGAACACCCACCCGCATAAGTTTGTTGGTCAGTCTGACTTTGCCCCGGTTACTTTCAGCCGAGGAGTGTTTGCAAACCAGGCTCAGATGTATAAATGGCAGCAGTTCATGCACGCCTGGAACCAGGGTGAGGGTGGCATTGGTGGATCTAGCCCCGCTGATTACGGTTACCGATGCGACATCTTTGTTAAGGTTTTTGACCACCCGAATTCGTCCGGTCAGTACAGCAACCCGGAAAGCGTTGATGGTGTAGCGCCCCGCCCCGGTAGCGCCCGGTTTGGGTTCAAGCTGTTCAACTGCTGGCCAGGCGCTTATTCGTTAAGCGATCTTAACGCAGGTGATAGCGGTATTATGGTTCAGCAGCTTACTGTGCACCATGAAGGATTTGTTGTTGGGTGGGATGAAGCGCAGGTTGCCCAGATTCAGAACCTTGGTTAATTAAAAAATAGGAGAACAAGTTGAGTGT